AACATTACCTACTGGATTGGAGATCGATGAAAATGGAAATGTAACGAATGTTCAAAGTGAATCAACGGAAAGACCAACTATATCGTATAGTATTTCGTCCGGCGCTACTAACTCTGACTTAACATCGGAATTAGTTGACATAAATACTAGCTTTTTAAACCCATCGTCTATCGATAAACTTGGAAAAACATTTTTCAATCAAGTAACCAAAGAAGAATGTAGAGAACTTATCAAGATAGCAGGAAAATTGAAAAATCAAAAATCCATATACACCCGCGGTGAGAGCCAAAGATATAATGAAGTTTTGAATTATGCTCCTAATTATTTTGACGTTTTTAAGTATGCCCCAAGAAGTTCGGAATCTATTCCAAAACCTTGGATTAAGTTCAAAAACATAAAAGAAGGAATTGTAAAATTTGGACTTGATTTTGGGTCGTATGACAAATATGATTTATACATAGATGACGATTTACTTTGGAATGCTATGTATGGATTATCACCGAATTCAAGTCCCTCTGACAAAAAATTGATAGAACTTTGGGGAAAGTATATTAAAGAGTATGATCCTCTGTATAACGATTATCCTTACAATGCTAAATTACAAAAAATGTTTAAATATACCAGATACCCTATAGATACAACAACCGAACTTTCATCACTTCTTAATGGTGAGGCGATCCCAACAGAACCATACTATCGGTATAATAGATGGGAACTTGTTGGTAACAGAAATATAGTCGAGTTGAGCAATGGTCCGATTTTAGGTAATTACTATCAGACAAAACGAAGTTCTGATACTATTCTATCATCCAGAAACAAAATTTCTGATAAAGAAAAAGTAAATCTAATACGTAGAAAGTATGGACTAGACGCAGTTATCCCATATGCAATTAAGGACGGTAAAATAGATGAAAGAGACCCAACGAATGGTGAATCTAACAGATCAAACTTTTGTTGTGATGAACCAAAGCTTTCATTGGATCCATTACCAAAATGTTTATACGTATTTGATTTCGCATCTAAGGCTTTCATAGATAGACTAAAAGAATCACCTCAATGTGATTGTGATGATTAATACGGAGTATCAATATGGCGTGTGTCAATAAAAATAACGAAAAAGATCGGGAAAATAAAGATGATTTGAACAGAGACTCTGTAAAAATTCCAATAACAAATCAGTACGGTAATTATGAGAATTCACTGTTTTCATCTAAAATGATGGTAAATTGGACACAACAATTATCATTAAAGAATGCAGAAACTTTGAAGAGTATCATAGATGGTGTCGGAACCATTGGCACAGATGACTACAAACAAAACTTGGCAGTATTACCAAGATTCATCCACGAGGCAGATGTACCGGGTTCCGCAGAGACATCACCACCACCAACAGATTCCATCCCATCTACTCTTGTTGCATATGAAGAAATTTCAACAATTAGATCACAAGATGACAATTTATTCTTTAAGCTAATAGATATATTTGGTACAATAGTTGGTATAACTGCTGGAATAAAAGGTAAAGAACCACTTTCTAATCCACTTGCACCCATCGGTGGCAGCGGCGGAACTATAACAAGAGGAGGATAACACTTGAAATCAAAACACATCATAATAGAACAAGAAGTTGACTTAGAACTCAAAAAGGCGTTCGATCAAGAAATGGCTAAGTTAAAAACAGTCATGACTAAAATATCATCGGATGTCCAAGTTGACATGAAAGACAATGACGAAATTCAGAAGGCATTGAAAGATGCACCACCTGAATTAATCAAAATGGTTTCAGATAGTGTGAAAAGACGAAACAATGTCTTGAAAGAAAATGGTGGTAAGAAAACAGATGAATCTACTCGTTTGAATGAGGAAGTGGTAACCTTAGTCAGTGTCATCCTTGCTTTACCAAAGATCATAGAACTAATTGGTACATTTGTTAAAGCTGTAACAATAAAGGTTGGAGGTAAAAACGTCATTGGTCAAAAGATAGAGAAGTTTGGCCATGATATGCACGAGATGTACGAAAATCTATTGATGTCTATTATGAAGGCATCTCTGTTCAAGATACCACCGTTTAATACGTTAGGGGAGGCAAAACAGAAAAAGATCGTCAAACTGATACTTGTTGCAATCGTAATAAGTCTTGCCGTGTATAGTGGAGTTACCGCGGTCAATGCACTAAAATCTGGTGAAGCATGGAAGGCGTCCTACGAGGGCATCCTTGCAGCCGTAAAGTCTGGTGAAAACAGTGTTAAGGAATTTCTTGGTTCTGCAATCTCGAAAATCATAACAACGGGTGTGTTTAACATCTAAATTGATACCGAAAAATAATCTTCTAAAAGGGGTGACATTAGTCACCCTTTTTGTTTTCCCGAAGATATTTATATCAAAATGGGAAAGGTAATGGAAAATATTCAAGTGTTAGAAATAGTCGTATCAAGTGTGGTGACCCTAATGGGGGTTTTCCTATCTTGGTTCTTAAAATACAAATACGGCGAATACAGGCATAAGAAGATCACAAAAGAGATTTCAGAATCAAAACTGATACAAACTGTATTAGAACAACAACTTGAAGAATATGGATGTCAACGTGCATTCATTCTTCAACGTCATAATGGTGGAAAATATGGAACGGGGAAATCCATGACTAAACTATCCACTACTTATGAAGCCCTTGAAGAAGGGGTATCTACGGAGTTCAAAGAATATCAGAATCTACCAATGTCATTATATTCTGGCTTAGTGGATTCGGCATCCAACAACAAAGCAATATTTCCACTGGTAGATAGTATAGATGATTTAGTAACCAAGGCGTTTTTCAACCAACGTGGTTCTAAGTCAGCTGTTGTATTTCCTGTTAGGAAAGGAATGGAACTAATGGCGTTGGTAGGATTTGAATGGACTCATAAGGCAAAGAATATGGATTCATTTTTATCAGAGGCGGAGGAAGATAGTAAGGTTATAGGCGAGACACTTTCTAAATTATTGTAGGAGCGTATATGACTACGTTTGATGAAGAGGAAATGGATTTTGACAACATTGATGTCAGTGGTTTAGATACAAATGGAATAAAGAAAGGAAGAAAACAGATCAAGAACAAGATAAAGTTCAATCTATCGTTAAACCCCGAACAAAAGGAAGTAAAGGCAAAGATTCTACAAGACACAATATCAGTTTTGATTGGTAAAGCCGGATCGGGTAAAACACTTTTGGCTACACAAATTGCGTTAGAGTTTCTATTTTATCGTGAAGTTGAACGTGTTATCATTACAAGACCGACGGTATCAAATGAAGATATTGGATTCTTGCCTGGTAACATAAAAGAGAAAATGGATCCTTGGGTTTCACCAATACAGGCAAACATGACAATGTTGTATGGTAAGCAAAAGATAGAGAAACTTCTATCGGAGGATATTGTTGAGATTGCACCAATTTCATTCATGAGAGGTAGAACATTCGTTAATGCCTGTGTTATCGTAGATGAATCACAGAACATCACAAAGTCTCAGATGGAAATGATTCTTTCTCGTCTTGGTATCAACTCAAAGATGATTCTTACTGGTGATATGTCTCAAACAGACTTAAAAAACAAAAAAGATTCGGGGCTCCCATATTTATATCATATGTGCGATACTGTGCCTGGTCTTGGTGTTTATGAGTTAAAAACAAACCACCGTCACCCAATAGTAGAAGACATATTGAAACACTTTGATGAAATCAATAAATGAGAGAAATTAAATGACGGACATCCCCATATGGCCCGGTTCATCCAGTTTCGCAACAGGAAGCACCCCATTCGGATTTTACGATACGGATATTCAGTTTCAAACTGATGCCGATAACGTTGCCGATTGGTGTGCAAAACGTCTTGGTTACCCTCTTGTAGATATTGAACTACAAGACGTTAACTTCTATGCTTGCTTTGAGGAGGCAATATCGGAGTATTCAAACCACGTAAACCAATTCAACATTCAACAGAATATGTTGAGTATAATGGGAACGCCCACATCTTCAAATTTGACACATCAAAATGTCTCAACCAATATGGGTGGAATGATCCAATTGGCAACCGAGTATGGAACAGAGACATTTACGAACGGTAATGTTAGTTTTTACTCTGCATCGATTGATATTAGTACAAACAGACAAACATACAACTTAGATCGTTTAATTAGAGATGTTTATAAACCAACAGGATCGATTGAAATCAAGAAGGTTTATCACTTCTCACCACCGGCGTCTATCCGTTTCTATGACCCATACTTGGGCAACCAGGCTATGTTAGACACATTTGGATTCGGTGCATACTCAACGGGTGTGTCATTCATGTTGATGCCTATGTATGCAGACTTACTACGTGTTCAGGCAATTGAATTCAATGATATGATGAGAAAATCATCTTACTCTTTTGAAATCATCAACAATGAATTAAGAATATTCCCAATTCCAGTCAAAGACTTTAAACTTTGGATTGATTACATCGTTAAAGAAGAAAGAAATAATCCACTTAAACTTCCTACTGGAACAGTGTCTGATATGTCTAATGCACCTTATGGTAGAATGCAATATCAACACATAAACTCAGTTGGTCGTCAGTGGGTATTCAGATATACACTTGCATTGGCAAAAGAAAACTTGGGATACATTCGCGGTAAGTATGGAAGTATTCCAATTCCAAATGGAGAAACAACACTAAATGCTGCTGATCTTCTTTCAGCCGCTGGAACTGAAAAACAAGCACTTGTTGAAGAACTGAGAACAATGTTGGATACAATGACTCGTGCTAAACTTCTTGAAGCAAAAAGAGCAGAAACTGAAAACCTAAATGTATCGTTGAATGCAACTCCTTTGAAGATTTACATAGGATAACAAGATGCCATTATTTCACGGACAACGAGACGCATCACTTGTTAAAAAGTTCAACACAGAACTTATTGTTGACATAATAGACACGGAAGTTGCTTTGTATAAACTTTCATTGGAAGACACGAAAACAAATATGTATGACGAGTCTGACAAGAAAGTATATCACTTACCAATTAAGATACCTGCTCTGATCAATCGTCAAGAACAAACGTTTGAGGGAACGGAGTTTGGTCAAGATTACAATCAACTTGCAGATTTCGGATTCATTCGTGAATACTTGAAAGACTATGACTTATTTGTTGAGGTTGGTGATGTAATAGAATACAATGGTGAGTATTGGGAAGTTGACTCTATTCTTGAAAACCAATACTTCGGTGGTAAGAACCCCGATTATTCTTTTGCAACGGAACGTTGGGGTCTTAACGTGTCAATTATCGCTAATACACACTTAACACGACGTTCACGTATCCACGTAGAAGATGTTAGGTCTGCACCAAGAATCAATCAGTTTAATGATCTACCAGATAACATCTAATGAAAAACTCATCACCATATCGTAAACCACCAATTAAACGAACAAGAGATGCCTATATCGATGATAGGAATTCTAGACAGAATCCCAGAATTGACTTAGGAGATGCTAGACATACACAAGTCCGTAGAGATAAGGATAAAGTAAGAAGTGTTGGTATTACGTTATATGACATAGACTTTGCGGTCAAGTCATTTATTGACCAATCAATGCAACTTAAAGTTCAAGACAATGGTGAATATATCCCTGTTCCAACTTTGTATGCTAACTCTGAAAAATGGGCATCAATCCAACGTCACGGGTATCTAAAAGACAAAAAAGGAAAGACACTGGTTCCACTGATTACATTCAGAAGATCTGGTGTTCAAATGAAACAAGAACTAAGAAGAAATAAGGTTGCAACATCTGACCAACTTTCTTTCATCATGCAACAGAAATACAACAAGTTATCTCCGTATGATAGATTTAGTTC